ATAAATTAATTAATACTTGATCGGGCTTTGGTAAATAGGGGCATGCGTTTACCATATGTCTTAGAACGTCCACCGAACAATATCGAAGCCCCGGTGTATGTATCCAAGGTAAACCTACGGCCTGGCCAAATATCCCTAAAAAATCATATTGAGTGACATACCAGCGAGCAGTCAATCTCTTCTGTACTGACTTAGCAAAAGCCGCCGCAAATTCTGGACTATTATTGGTAAAAGTTACACCAGTTAAAACGCCGCCTTTAATCATATAATGCTCCATTGGTATTTCAACGTAAGCATTAAATATAGTGCTTCTTTGAGTTACAAACTTCCCCTGGTTAATAGACAGCATTGCATGTGATTGTGGTGCAATGCCTTTAATATTGGTTTTAAAATCGGTTATATCGGAGAAAGGGTTTCCTGGTTGATTCCAAAACCAGGCTATTGGCATCATCTCTTGAGGGATTTCGGTGAGATTCATTTGCTAGGCGTAACTGTCACGGTTACAGGAATAGACGTCGTAGTTGATGTTGCACTTTCTGTACTTGGTGCGGTCGGGATCACAACTGATTGAGATTTACTACCCCACATCGTATGGATATGGATTTCCCCATCTTCAACTTTGCCGTAGGGGGTTTCAAGATTATGGCCTTTGATATCTAGGTTGATGGCGTGGGCGCAACCTGTTAGGGGGATTAATAAACTAAGTAACAATAGTTTTTTCATTTGGTTTCTCCGTAGGTGGTATATCATTCTGTTTCTGACTTCTGACTGTGTTAACAAAGACTGCCAGAGCATCTTCTAACCTACCTAAAAAATCAGCTAACCTTGTCCACCCCATGACTTTAAAAGATGCAACAAGCGCGTTAAGATACCCTAAGAAAGCGGGAAACCAGACTAAAGAAATAACTGCCCAATGATGATTAAGCCATTGCCAGAAGGTGTAATGGTGTTGTTCCATAATTAGTTATTTATTTGATGTTTTTGGAAACTAATTAAATTATTATTATAGGTGCCTATCGCAGTGTTTATTAAAGCAAGGCCTGCCATAATTGATTCATGCTCTTGTTTTTGAAACTTAGCAACTTCCATTTGACGATTAATATTATCCTCTACCATTTTCTGCGTCTTTAAAGAGTGTTCTTCCATAAAGTGCATTAAGGCTAATTCACGGGCATAACTTTGTTTGTCTTTTTCTCTCGCGTATAGAAAAAAGGTTATTGAAATACCTATAGCGAAGAACATCCCAAGACCGTAGTTTACAGCAAGTTTAAGAAAATCTTCCATTGTGTCCTTCGGAAATTATTTTAATTTACGAAACGCAAAACCAGTTAACATAGCTAATAAAGTTAGAATAGAAATATTAACTATATTTTGTTTTTGATGTTCCTGTTCTTGTTGTTGAATGGCCTTTACCATGACAGGTATCATGCCAACATAATCAGCGTTCTTGACCGTTCCTTTAGCATCTTTACCTACAAGACGAGGAAGTACAGGTTCGACCTGTTCCGCGATAAAGCCGTAGTAAGGCTTCTTAGGGTCATAACCCCAACCTGGCTTATAGTTGAAACTGACAGGCTTAAGGGCCATTAGCTGAGGCAACCCCTCACCTATTGGGATGATATTCTGTTTAGCGATCATTGTAGACGTTCCTAAACAAATACCCAATGTTCCAGATCCTGAAGAAAATTTGTGATTGGTTGTGTCATTGCAAACTGTAGCATCCGTTGTCCCTGCATCACTTGCTATGCCAGTGGCTATGAATGTACTTGAAGATCTGACAGTACCCTGAACATCTAGCGCCATACCAGGAGTTAATAAATTAACTCCGACATTACCTGTGGAAGTGACTACAAATGGATTAAGTGTGCCGTTGACTTCTAGTCTTTGTGCGGGGGTCGTAGTCCCTATACCAATATTACCACTTGAATCAATTCTAACCCTTTCAACACGAGCTAAAGATCCTGAAGGAGATGTGGTAAAACGTAAATTAGTAGGTGCACTTGATGCGCCCCAAGCAGCATCCGTAAATGATTCTATGCTTGAGCCAACATTGAAAGTCCCAATCCCTATACTTCCCTGCCATTGTATGCCACCTAATCTAGTCCCTATAGGTGTAATTGTATTACCATCTTGACTTATAATTATAAAAGATCCACTGGTTGATGAATCAGTAGTGTTTGTTTTAATCCTAAAAATATTAGGATTACCTGAATAAGATGTAAGATTAAGCTGATTAGAGAATTGTACACTTGAATCTCCAATGTTTCCTGTCATTTGAAGTCCAGGTGCCCTAGATGGCGTTCCTATTCCAAAAGATACGGCGGTAGTTAATGTCTTAAACGTATTATCATTAATAGTATTAAATCCTATGGTAGATTCATTGTCTATACCTTGCAACATCGTTTGAAAATGGCATCCTACGATACTTACTAGAGTGGCATTAGTATCCAATAATAATCCAGCAGCACCGTTATTAACGCCAAATTCAACTCCTACAAATTTTATTCCTGAAACGGCTGTGGTGGTTGATGGAGATATGGATACAAGAGGATCAACACCATTGCCATTTTCAAAAGAACCACCTAAAAAACGTTGAGATGTAATCGAACCACCGGCTCCGCCAGTATCATTAATAAGTACATCATTATCAAATCCAGTATACGTAATGTTATTATATTCACTTTCGTCAGCAGATATAATTTTTAAACCTGTGCCATTCCCAAATGAAGTAGGATTTAAATTTACATTAGTAAAGTTAACTCCATACCCATTGGCCATATTTATAAGTGTTGCAATATTAATTACATTTCCAAATATATTATATATCCAAGGTTGGACTACTGTTCCAGATAAAGAAAATCCGTTGTAAACCCCAAAAAAACTTACATCATGGATTGTAGGTTTTCTTAAATGGATTCCTGTACTATCATCACTTATTAAAAAAGCATATCCCGCAGAAGGTGTAACTGAAGAATCTTGCACAATTGTAAAATATGCCGCATCATCATAAGACACGGTAAGATTAATTATATTATTTGTCGACCCTCTATTCCATATAACCGTACCTCCAACAACAGTTGGTAAAGGATTAGATAAAGTTTGGTTATTTACAGAACCATCACCCCAAATCATAGCAGCATGGGATGTAGTTAAATGTTTAATCTCACTAGTGACGTTATAATTACCTAAACTAATATGAACATTAATACCGGAATTAACAGCAGCAATTAAAGCTCTAGTATCGTCGTGGAAAATATTAACTCCACTTAGATTTCCAGAATTAGCAGAGACGTTATTTAAAGTAAAGGTAGTGCCACTGATCGCGGTAATATATGTTATCAATTCTAAAGTACCACCTGAATTACCAGCTTGTGCCACAGAAATACCCATGCCTACTTTCCATCCAGAAGCAGAGGCTACAACCAATGAATTAGATCCAGTGTTTATAGAACCTGTCGTGTCAGCAATAACCGATCCAGAACTTAATGTATTCGTACCAGCACATATTGAACCATTTGAGGCCGGAGTAACTCGACAATCCAGCCATGCAGCAGTTGAGAAATTATTGCCGTCGGTTAAAAACATACTCCCGCCAGCGAAATTTCCGCCATTATTGTATTGGACAGAACCAGAAGTACCGCCCGAAGAAGATGAAGATGATCCGCCCGGATGACCCAACCCATTATCATAACCGTTACCGTTGGCAAAACCTTGGGCAAAAATAGGTGTGGTTAGAAACAAAAATAATAAAAATAAAAAAAGTTTTTTCATAAATTTCCTTTGTTTAAACTGTTTTAATTCCGTACGCGCGGGCAACAGAAAACACTGTACTAGCGTCATTACCCGCCAACCCCGTTACTTTTAATCGACCAAAAGCTGTTGCATCAGGTGCATACGCCACGATATGAGTGTTCGTATCAGCAATACTCGAAAATACAGGGGTACCTGTTTTATTATCCGGAATGACCCAAGCATTATCTGCCGAACCTTCTGTAGCTGGTCTAACGTTTGCTTGTTCTAATTCGACTTTAACTGCCTTGGTCCCGGTACCACCTAATTTAACTTCAAAAGAATAAGTTAAACCCCGACGAAGAGGAAAAGAATTAGAATATACTGCCGTAGTACCATCAGCTAACGGGACTGCAATTGCGCGAGCTAAATTATTCTGTCCACCAAATGCTAAAATATCTAATAAAAAACCAGGTAACATTTCACCAGCCATATTGATCTCCTTTAATAAAACTTATTTATTTTTAGCTATTACTTTACCTTCCCAATATCCGCCTCTTGGTTCAACAACTACAGTTTTTGTTGGGGCATTTCCACCGGGTAATTTTGCGAATAATTGTTGCGGCCACATTTGCTGTGCTTGATAGGCGGCCTCGGTTCCGTTAGCTTTTGCCTGTTCCCACGCAGGGATATGCCATACGCAAGCTGCAACTAATGCCATACCGATGGCCTTGACAATTGTTAAGGTTAAAACAGTTCCCCCCAAATGAGTATACGCTACCCCTAAAAGCACATGACCTTTTTTGTTTTTCATAAAATTTCTCCTTATTTAGTAGTACACGATAACCAAACCATCATGCCCGGCTCCCCCACTTACATTGGTGGTAGCGGCTGATCCACCACTTCCGTAAGTTACACCATTGACTGAATTAAGGGCGGTCGCGATCCCTGCAAAAGCGGCTCCACCGTAACCGATGGGTAATCCGTTAGCTGCTGCGGAAGATCCGTTGCCTCCTTTAGTACCAGAAATATTAATTTGTCCACCACTACCTGTGCCACCTGTGCCACCTAATCCGGCGGCAGTAGTTGCGCCACCATTTCCGCCTGTCCCTTGGATAGTCGCTGCCCCCGCAAAAGAACTTGTTCCACCGGTTCCACCATTGGTAGGATCTGATGCACCCGCAGTACCGCCTGTTCCGACTGTGACCGCGACATTTCCGGACACTGTAGTAAAACCTTCTGAATATCCGCCACCACCACCCCCGCCTCCGGTCGCGGGAGAACCACCTGCACCAGCACCCCCACCACCTGCACCCCAGGCTTTAACATAAACCTTTGTAACCCCTGCCGGCTTTGTCCATGTCCCTGTAGACGTAAAAACTTGAATATTATTAGGTACAAAAAAAGAATTTGCTATCGGTAAATTTGTTAATTGACTTCCGTCAACGGCTGGTAATTTTCCTGAACTATCTAACTTTACTATTTTATTAGCACCAGTACCTGAATTAAGAGTTAATACCGGTGTCGTCGTAGGATTCGCGACTGAAATATCTGAATTAGCCGAAGAAATAGTGGTAACTGTTCCACTTCCTGAAGCACCAGTATCACCTTTAGGCCCCTGGGGACCTGTAGGCCCTTGACCCCCAACGACTAAATTAACTAAAAATTCTCCTGTCGGGTCCCACCCAATAACCGTATTAGCTGACGGTAAAGGGAAAGTTAACGCTGATCCTAAATAAGTCGATGGCATTTGAATCATATTAGAAATTAGACTATTATTTTGAATAATCATCATAGTCATAAGGTCTAACTGATTTTCAAATTGCTTACCTGGAAAAGTCCCTTCTGATGGAATAACAGCTGTTTGGGTATACGGGACTGATCTCTTAATAATATATTGATATCCAGTCGCGGGGGCAACAGTAAAATTAACTGTCCCGCCTTCAGTAACGGTATTAATACTGACACTATAATCGGTATTTAAAGTTAAGGGACCTGTTAGCGCATTGGTCGAGGTATTAAGCAAATAAACTAAAAGTTCAGTAGCGTCAAAAATTTTGAATAAAAAAGAGAAAGCCGTAGTAACTGAATTACCGGAACCGTATGTTCTATCTGTTTGATTAGTGACTGACATTTAGTATTCTCCCTGTGGTCATTCTAACACTACTTACTAAACCGTTGGTAGAGTTTTTCACTTATTTTTACGTTTGCTATGAGGTAAAGAAAACCTGCTTAAACCAGTCCCAACAAGCCCAAAACCTAATAAAGTCTTATTAGGCTCTCTCTGTGCATAATCAACCATGCTTGTCGCTCCGATAGGTATACCGACCATCGGTGCCGCAATATTCCAAAAACCATTTACATTCTTTTCTAATATTGATTTACCTTTCCAAATATTTGCCCCCGAGTAATTAACCCCACTCGTAAATCGAGTATATGCCGATGCCAATGGGGATTGTTTTCCTTCGGCATAACGAGCAAAACCTTGACCACCTTCAGATTCGTAAACATCAGACATCATTTTTAAAACTTCACCTGGACCACCACGAATAAGATTAGTGTATGTATCTGGTTGAGTTTCGATTTCCCACTCGTGACCTTTTTTATTCCCAAGAGTAGAATGACCGGTTCTCAAGCCATTTAAAAAATTATTTAAAACAAACCCACCGATAATAGCCGATCCTAAAGTCCATCGGGCTTGAGAACCTGCTGTTGACCCGAATTTCTCGGTAGCTGCATATTTAGCTGACAAAAGTGCCGAAACAACCCAATCAGGGGCTAATAATCCTAACCTCATCAAAGCAACGTGCGTACGATTAACCCCTAATGCTTCCCAATTTAAACCACCAAATGTTGCATTAGTTGCTTTCGCATAACCATACCCTGCTTCATCAACTTGTTGTTGAGTCGCGCCTGGATGTTCACCTTCCCATTTCGCCATATTCGCTGAAAACGTCATCGTCTTTTCGTATCGTTGCATACCTTTAAAAAGAAGATCAGTATTCGCATCCAAAACATCAACAACTTGTTTGATAACAGGTGTCTGCAAAACCTTAGAAAAACGGTCATCCCCTTTATTCATATCTTGCCAAACATCTTGAATCGCGTGAGTAGCCTGGGTAGTACCTGTATATCTTACAAACCTCTCTTCTAAATCCCTAAAACCCGGTTCACTCATTATGTCATTTTTTAAAGCCAATGGAATATTAGCAAGAGTCTTATACCCATCATAAGAAGCTGCTGTTTGAGTCGTAAAAGTTAAATGATGAAAAAATGACGCACTTAATAAACCTGTTTTTGCCATCCCTTGAAATTTATCTAGTGTTTGATAACCGGGGACTAATTTTAAATAATTCGGATCTGTCAAAGGTTTCATTGCATCAGCAATACCTTTAGGGGCCATAAATACGACAAAATGATGTTTGGGATTTTTGTTATCATCTAACTGTAACTCCCCTGTTTTCTGATCACGTTGGAAAACTAATTTACGAGAAGTACCGATTTGCTGCCAACCGGGTGGATTTACACCTTCGCGAACCCACGCAGCTAAAGGAACCGGTATTGGCTCGACTAAAGCATTTTGCATTTGACGAGAGTAATTTACAGCAGTCATCTCTTCGGCATGTTCATATAACGCATCAGCAAAATTCTCTGTCTTAAACTCTTTACCATCAGCCATGGCTAACCAACTATTAGGGTAATACCTCTGTAAAGAATGTGCCGAGAACTTTTTTAGAACTGATTTTAAATTTTTAACATAATCCGCTAAAGGCGACGATTTATAAAGTCTGGACGAATGATAATTTTCTTTGATCTCATCAATTGTTTGCATCGCTTTAGAAACAATACCTTGTTCATCATAATATCGTTGACCCTCATATATAACTTCTTTCATGGCCGGGGTTGGGTTTAAAATAAGTTTTAAAACGGGTGCCATTTTTTTTATTTTATCTGACGTATCTTTTACCTCTTCATCAGTAGCATCCATCTTACGACCAGATAAATCTCTTAACTGATCATGTAATTGATCAGCAGCTAATTCGGGATTTTCTAATGCTAACTTCGCAAACTCGGAATCAATATCACTTCTAAAAATAGCTTGCTGTTTTAATTCAGCGATATCATTAGGCTGCATTTTTCTTAAATCATCGTAAACAGGATCACTTGGCAATTCTTTCTCTTGAGCAATTTTCTTAATTAAATCATCGTGTAAATTACTATTACGAAGCTTTTGAACATCACGACCCCCAACAAATTTTCTTAAAATCTCATTACCTGTCGCATGTTTTCCAACAGGTGCTAAAATATTCAAAGACTGCATTTTTACATACTGAAAATTTTTAGATAACCGTACAACATCTTCACCTGATAACTCCGATATATCAGGGGTTTGATCAATTGAAGGAAACTCATTAGCTAACTCTGGCGGAATACCTGTACGTTCCAAAACATTAGGTCTCACCTGTCCTTTAGCCGGAGGTGCCTGAATACGGGCATTTTCATCAGCCGTATACTTCAAATGTTTTTCTACAGCGTCCATTAAAACATGTGCACCTTGTCCCATAACATCCGTTGCGGTTTGTTGTGCTTCTTTCGGGTCCATCCCCATCTTTTGAAAAGAATCAATTAACCTATTATGCTGTGCAATACCATAATGCAAACCTAAACCGCCGCCTAAAACAAGCCCCATTAATCCGTTTTGTGCTGTATCAGTTAAAGCATTTAAGGCTGTTTCCTTTTCATTACCCGGGGCTACACCTGTCATAAAATCACCGGTATTTTTAACAGCCCCAAAAGCAAGACCTGCGGCCCCTGCTGCAACCGCATTAGTTGCACTTTGCGCAGCTAACTTTGTAATTCTATCCCCAACAATTTTCCCTATACTAGCTTTCAACATATTCCCAAACCAAGGGTTAACTAATTTACCAACAACCCCAAAACCTAATGCCATTGTGCCACCCGCTGGAACCCCTATAGCTGCTGCCAAAGCTGTTGACTGATCAGTTGTTAAACCCTGTTGTTTAAACTTCTGATACTCTTCAGCACCTATCCCTAAACCTCCCGCAGTTGCCACCATAGCGGTTGTAATCCCCGCAGCCGCTGTAGGACCGGACGCTAGACCTACTACTACTCCTGTACCAAGTATACCCGCAATAGTAGGAACAGCACCTACCATGTTATCCCACATATTAGGAGTAAAATTCGAAAACTTTTCAGATAGCGCTTTTTGAGTTCGTTCAGTTGTTACAAGCCCCATTTTCGATATGCGATCACCTAATCCCCCAAAGGGTGTATTGTCTTTTACAAAATCGCCTAACCAAGATACACCAGCCCCAATAGTGTGAACATTTTGGATAATTGGTTTTTCAATATCTTCAGTTAAACGCTCACCTAAATTAGGTTCTGGTGGGGGTTTGGGTTGGGTGTATTGAATCTCACTACCCATTCCTAACTTATTAACATCATTCACATCCATTGACGTAGGAATAGCTGCGGCCTGTTGAGGTTGGGTTGGTGTTGCAGTATCTGCTCCACCATCATAATCTTGTTGACCCATAATTAGGCTCCGGTCATAGCTTTTTGAAGGGCTTTAAGATGATTCAATTTTTCTTGATCCTGGGGAGAAAAATCAACAGTAGGTTTTTGAGTTGTGTTATTATATCCCGCAATCTTACGAGACCCAATAGGCGTCTGAATACTATCACGCCCTTCTAAAATACCCATCACATCACGAGCATTAGTCGCGGGGGTCCAAGGCCGACCCAAAGGATCTACTGCACCGGGCTGACGACTATCAGATACATCCATATATTTTTTAATAGCTTGAGCTTTATACTCATCATTACCCTCTTGGTGCAGTGTTTTGGCCCAATTATTAATAACATCATACCCTCCAACATACTTGTCAATCACTTGATCCGGTTGTGGGTGGGGTGAGAAGAAATTCTGAATAAAACCCATTACTGGATTAGGATTTTGTACCTGTTTTAACATAGCTGAATCGTGTGCTTTTAAAACAGCATCTCGAAGAGGTATTGCTAGATTTCCATAAAACTTAGTGAAAGTCTGTTTATTAATAAGCCCGTCAGCATGAGCGTCTATTAATTCTGAATGAAACTTTACCAAATCAGATACTGATTTATCTTGACCTACTTTACCTATATCAACACCGATATTTTTTGCATCATCAGCAAACTTAACAACACGCGCTGCTTGTTCACCCTGATTCAATTGAGAATGACTGTGCAAAGCCAATTTATACAGAGCATCGCGCATTGGCCCCGAAGGCATAGCCGATATAGCATTTAAATCAATATGATTAGCTGCGTTATCAGGGGAAACTATTTGACCAACAATTTGAGGACTATCTATCAAAGGTTTCATTGCCTCTGCACTTTGAGTATATATGCCTAAATCCTTTTCCCTTTGTAAAACATGTTGATGTAAAGTATCCCACTCTTTAGGATTGGGTTTATATAACTCTTTGATACTAGGTTGTTCAAGAAATTCTCTGGCTTGAATAGGATTATCTTGCATCAATTTATAAGTCGAATGTGTTGCCAATGAAGGGAGCATCTTCATCTTCAATTGAGCGGCTGACGCCGGACTCGCCGCAGCAAAAGCTCCCGCGGATATGTGACCTGCTTGAGCCGCTTGTAAAGTAAAAGTACTCATGTTTTCTGTTAAACTTTTTTTACCATCAATGAGATCGCTTGTCTGACTTATCAACTGATTCCCTTGATTTATCACATGAGCTTTATCTACAGCTACTCGCTGAAGTTGACCCCACTGTAAAACATCGAGTCCTAATTTACTTGGAAAATAAGAATTGTTAGCCCCAATCATTAATGAAACCCTTGGATTAGATGCTTGCTGTTGAACTGAAGTTAAATTCTTTTCCATTTGATCTTGAACAAATGGTAATGCCTTTTCTGGTTCACTAGCAAATGTATTCTTGGCTTGTTCAAAAGCCTGGATATCAGCCATATTCTTACTAACAATAAGGCGATTAGATTCAGCTTGATCAAGTAAAGTCTGTCTTTGAATAGCGTACTCCCCCGCAGCCTGACCAATCTGTTCGCCCATAGCCGCCATCGACTGGCCGATCTTCTGTCCACTGGTATCCAATTCAGGGGTACCGACAACAGAAGATGCTAAACGATCTCTTGTAATTTGAGGAATCTGAACCATTAAACTTTCACTTTCGTTGTCGATTTAGGTGGATCGAATATCCCTGCCTTATACATAGTACCAACACCTGAAGCAGTAGTTCCTATACTCTGACCAATACCCGCAATCAATGCGGCACGACCTTGATTTTTCGTTACCGCTGCATTTGCTTGAGCAAGATTATATTGAGCCGCACCCTGTTTTAAAATCGCATCGACTTGAGTCTGCCCATATTTCGTTGCTTCATTTTGAACTAAAGCGGGAGAACCCTCTAAAGAAACACCATTAGCAAGATAAGCTAATCTCTGCTTGCCAATTTCTTGATTTAAGTTATACGCGGTATTTGTTGCATTAGTTTTTGCTTCGTCAAGAGCAATACCACCTTGTTGTTCTTGTAACTTGGCATTTTGATTGGCCGCCGATTGGGCATTGATACCGCCTGTAATCGACGAAATTGCACTAAACGCTGTGGCTGCTGCTAATGCTGCTGGCATAAATCACCCTTTCAATCGTCGGAAACTTCTACAAAAGGAATAACACAAAGAACTGTACATGGTAAAGGTGAATCTTGAACTATATAAACATGCTTCTCTGACTCACTCGTATCCTCAAAAAATAAATTTTTAATACCTGTAAACGGTGGTGATGGGCGACCTGTCGAATCTTGATCAGACCGAAACTCTGTATCCTGTAGAGTATACAGTGAGCTTCCGTACTTTGCACCAAGAGTATTCAAAAAATGAATATCAATGCGATTAATAATTTTGGTCTTGCCTTGAGACGGACCTGATCCAGGTTGAGCCCCACCTTCAACACTCATTGATTTAATTAACCCTAAATATTCTTTACCTACATGAACTATGCTTGCCTGATATTGTAAAGTAATAGATCCATTAACGACTGTCTGTTCAGCATGTTCACCGCCGTCAGTTAAAACCCCTACTGTCTCCCCTTCTAAATGCCATGCGCCTAAAACTATATTAGTTGTTAAATACCATCCACCAATGGGTATCGCTGTCACTGTATCAAAATCGGATTCAATATTACACGTTACAACTGTTGCCGAAGTATACCCTGTAATCACAGCCCGACCCGTTCCGACCCCATTTACCGATTTTTTCCAAATTTCTTGACCTACCATGGCCGCTGTAAAAACACTTCCACCCGCTGTAAAAGTAATACCTGATCCAGTGATCGCCCCAGGTGTCATTGTAACTGTCGCATAATCACTGCCATCATAAGTTAAATTCGAATCAGTAAATACATACTGTTTTTGGGCTTCAAAAGCTGCATTACGCCACGCTGTATCATCATCTGTTTCGTCAATCCCTTCGCCAATATCTTCAATACCTGCCGCACCATTTACATTAAAATAATCATCGCGTTCGGGAATAATAACTTCATCATTCATAAACTCTACATACCTAACCGTCTGACTATTGATAACCCGTTCAACAATAACCCATGTTTGATCAAACGCGGTTGTCCTGGGCATATTCCCCACACTCAAAACCTTTGATGATTTTCCACCCATGATTAAACGGGATGTTCCGTTAATATCCGCATTACTACGTCCCCCAGATTTAAAAGTATTAGCGATCAATACCCCATCGTTACGAGTATATAAAAACATAGGGGGCCGCCCATTTCTATAAACCATTTGGGTGACACCTGATTGGGTAATGTGCTCGTTACCTAAATTCTGATCAATAGCATTGTACGCGCTATAAAAAATATCAAACTCCATACTGTACATAATCAAACCACTACGATGGAAAAATATCAGACTGATTCCGAGTAACATGGGGCTAATCTGTTGAAGCACACCTTGAGTCACCGCCGGTGTAATATTAATATTAACGGGTGAAATTGGGTCCCCTGCGGTACCCCCATCGCACTTAGAAATACCTTCAAAAGTACAAATAGCTAAGAAATTCAAAGTAGGAACCAATGATTCGATACGGTCAACTTTTCCGGTAATAGGCGATAAGGTAAATTTATAACCATCCGTCGCTGTACCGCCTAAAGTCAAATCATCGTATTGAGGGTTCCCACTCGCATCCAAAGGTTTCGATCCCCAAATACTTTCAGGAAATGCCCCTGAATAACCGTAAACCAAACGACCCTGATAAAACGCAATCGCCCCAGGTAACAGATTTTGAAGAGAAGCATACCCCGCAGAACTCCACGCGATGTATCCCGTCGAGTCTATTCCGTTTAAAGTAAAATTATCTGCATCGACTTTAGTAATTGTATATTGCGTGCCCTGTAAAGAATTATTAACTTGAGTCATTCCAACAACAGCATTAATGATAACAATATCTCCTGTTGAATACCCGTGACCTACAGATAATACGTTAGCCGGATTTGCTTGAGAAATACCCGTAATAACTTTCTTACTTAAAAAAGGATCGCCTGTTCTATCAAATTTGGCTAATATCCATGACGTACTCCCCATCCGAGTTAATTTCATTGGCTCATAATTAGGATGAACAATATACAACACATCCGCATTTTGACCATATTTCAATGCGAATAAATCCGCTAATTGATACGGGGTTGATATCTCGTAGATTTTACTCGCTGTTCCACCTGAAATATAGAAACCGAAGGTAGTACCATCAATAGGTGTAGTTCCCAACACATCGTATAATTGAAAAGTATTTACTGTTACATTTTGAACAACAAAATTTCGATTATTAAGACTCGTCATACCAACAACATTATCAATAATAACTTCATCTCCATTACTAAACCCATGACCGACGGAGGTAATTACAACAGGGCTCGCTGTTGTGGCATTACTAATATTAACTGTTGATGATGTTAAGATCACATCATTCTGATAAAAACGAATATAGCCTTGAGTAAATTCTAAAAGATAAGATTGGGTACCTGTTGAATTAAACTGGAAAGGGATCAAACAACCGACTTGATTACGACGAGTAGGATTAACAAATTGGGTACCTGAACGGAATCGCGCAGGTCCCGACGTTTCGGAAATAAAATTAACTAACTTCTCCGCCCCATTAGCGTATACCGGTAAATCAAACCGGCCCCGCATATTCTGGCTAAGTTCTCCACCAACCCAATTCTGTTGAGATATAGACGTTTCCATTAACTCTCAAATACGGTATACTTACTGGCATAAATACCGCCGGGTAAACCTCGGCGTTTAGATAATGTACGACTAAACTGAATCCGTTTGATTCTGCTTTCTTGACCGTTAACTGCCCGTGCTTCCGTTTCAGCATCTTTAAAATCTTCTTTTAAACCTGCTTTAATTTGTGTCGAAACATTAAATTTATTACTCATTCGGATAGCTAATTTCAATCTGAAGTAAACAATAAACCCGGGAGAAAACTTTGTTACATCTGTAACATCCCGCATATACCGAATATCTTTAGTCGTACCATCAAAAATTACATCCCCTGATACAGCTAATAATTGGTTATTTTCAATTTCATACTGTTGCCTTAAATCCCCAATATAATCATCTCCGACAGTGATCAATCGAATATAATCATTAGGGACATCATAGGCATACAGATAACCAAACAAAGGTGTGGTTGAAAGATTAGGTGTCCATTGGTCTCGTTTTATAGCAAACTTCCATGGGTGTGCAAAAAGACACTCGCGGCGAGTAGCATCATAATTACGGGCACAAATTTGCTCGGTATTTGAATTAGGTGTTGTAATGCTTTTGATAGGTAATTGTTTTAAATCATCCAAAGCTAAATTACAAATATCTTCAGGGGCTGATGGTGCAGACATAAGAGACTCCCTTTTAAACCAAAGCGCCACGGGTGTTAAGCCCGCGGCGCTTTAGATTCCAGTTGATCTGCGCCTTATAACTGCACAAATTCAATCATCACACACACGTTACCGGTGGCCCCTGTGGTCATTGCGGTCATTGTCAAACAGATATCATAAGCTGGAAGCTTAGTGATCACTGTATGCCCTGCCACAACAAACAAAGGCTGGTTACGGTTGGCAATCGACAAAGCCTTATCGAAAACTAAAGGTGTCGAAGTAACAGGGTTTCCCGATGCGATATTAACTGCACTGGCAAACTGATCACCTGTTCCAACAATGGCACCAATATTATCAAAATCCAAAACACCATATAACCCGCAATTAACACTGGTAGCACCAGTTAAAGCATCATTATATAAACGAACATTCAGAATAACTGCATCTGGACTAACACCTTTAAACACACGATAAATAGAACCCGCAGCATCAGACGACCCGACCACAAAACAATTAATCATCTTTTTAACAATACCACCGTTACCAGACCCAATGTTGTTACCTAATTTCTGGTTCGTGGCTCCAATGTTTGCATCGATGTAAGCATTAACTATTGCCATAAAAACCTCCGTTTTTAAAAAATTAAAATCAAACAGCCTTTATCTATTATGACAAAGCTGTGGTATTTACTTTTTGAACCAAGACACCTTCGGTACGCACGGCCCCCAACTGGATGATAGCTTGGACCTGGGTCGTTTCCACATAATCAGTACGTTCTTGAACCTTCAAAGACAAGTCCAAAGACATACCGACTGCGATACCGCGTTCGGACGCCGCGATACATGTACGGGTACCGCTGGCCGCGAACATTGGGTTCGTGACAGAAGCGCCATACTTGATTATATCAAATCCGACAGCCTTTGTGATCTCGCCTTTATCCACCACAAATTGCTGTGTATACAAGGTATTAATCAAGGCCGTTTCTTGCATCATCGCTGCCTCTTCGTCAGCGGTGCACAATAACACAAACCTTTCAGGCATATCGTTTCCGACTTCATTGTTATGAAACCGACGACGAATTTCCAACAGTTTTTCATATGTCAACCCCGCTGTTGCATCGATAGTGATAACACCATCAGTCGCAGCAGTAACAGATGTGGTCATATCGCGGCCTGTTAAGACAGCGGCAAACGCACATTCGATACAAACACGATCATAAACACGTTCAATAGCGCGGGTACAAGCACCAGCATAATCGTTTTGAGGGTTAGTCAAAACCGCCCGGACGTCAGAACTATCAAGTGGCAACGTAACGACGAATCGTCTACGAGAGATTTTACGACGATTATGTTCAATGGAATTAAAAACGACAGGCGCAATACGGGTATTCTGTTCAGTTGCTTCGACAATGCCTAAACCGTCATAAGCCCAAACATCGCCCGACATTTTGCGGATTGAAAAATACTGACGTAAACGACTTTTCATCTGTTGGGCACGAACGTGCACCATGTCAGAGAATTGAGTAATAAGTGCTGAATCGATTTCATTAGCCATGACTGACTCCTTGTATGTTAAAACAGAAAGTTAAACGATTAAGATTTTACCTCAGTCGATTTAACTATCCCCGTCTTACATACAACGGAAGTCAATCTAAGCACTATCGCAGCCTAACTAGACGTTATTACGTCATAGATGGACGCTTTCGCGCTACCCATCTCTTTCAGACAATCTAATATTATTTTAACATTAACTTCATGTCAACCATTTTCAAAACTATTTTTATCTGGTACCCCTACGCATGGTATCGTAGCACTCATCGATTTGTTTCTGAAGATTATTAAACTCCTGTGACATTGGAGTAAATTTAGATTGCTCGACCATTAAATTACGGGCCTTATTACTTAAATCCGCCGGTGTCAGACCTACAGCCGTAGGGCCTTTAACTGGCGCACCATCTGGTGAAATATATTTTCGATCAATGTTACGAAGAATATCAGCCAACACAACATAAGAATTATTATCCAATTTCTTAGCTGCTTCTTTCATCGCTGGAGAAATATTCGCATCAACCAATTCTTTACCGCGAGCTAAAACTCTATCACGATCTGCCCCGAAAGTATTAGCTGCCAATTTATCAAAATCAACATCTGCTTGAGCATCGGCCAGACCTTTATCTGTTGCCAACTCACTCATAGCCACCGTCACTTTATCCCAGACAATACTTGCTTGTTTTGATGTCAAACCCGCTTCGTGCATAGCCGCTTGAACTTTAGGTAAAAATTTAGCATCCGTTTTATCAGCGCCCTGAAATGTGTATTCACCTGGGGTCTTTGGACGACCTATTGATTCGTAATACGCATCCTTCTCGGCCTGGGGTGCGTCATCTTTAGGAACTGTAGGACCTTTCTTACCGATCAACTCTTGAGCACCATCTAGCATTTTCAAAAGTTTTTCTTGAGAATCAATCCCCTTAAGATAAGGTTTATCCTTATAAGCTTCAGGTAAAATGAAAGGTTCTGTTTTCGCTGGTGCGGGAGTATTAATATCCAGAGTTGTTGATACAGTCTTAGGTGCTAGATCCACGGGCTCCGCAGCATCCGGTATTTGCACTGGTGACTGTTCGGGAATAACCGCTGCCGCAGGTGTTCCAACAACCGCGGGATCTCTATAAAGACGAATCAATGTCTGCATACTCTACTCCTTTTAATGTTTCTTCAGGGATTAACTGACGCATTTCTAAATATATTGATAATCGAGCGGAATTATATAACGTGCCTTGAAGTACGTCCATACCAAGTTGAGGGTTTCCACCCACTTGACTTTTTTGATAACCTGATTCTTTGATCAACCACTGAAGAACTCTTTTACCTTCAGGTGTTCCGAACGTAATCGCAAAATCAAATCTTAACTGCTTGGTCCGTCGTTCAAGTTCTTTAGTCTGTTTCTCACGATCAACTGATGGGCTTCTTTGCGTATGAGTCGGAACATGCTTATTCTCTTCTGATTCTTGTTTCGCCATAAATTATCCAACCTGTAACGGTTGAGACATAGACCCACTTTGAACGCCTGGTGCTCCCGGCTGTGGCGCTAAACCTTTTAGATGGCCCGCTGCTTTGGCCATTTCCATCTGCTGTTGGAACTGCTTATCTTGCTGCTGTTGTTTAGCACGGGCACTGCGAATCTGTTGAGTAAATTCATCCGACCGGATAATATCACTTGGTGCCCCGGAATATTCAGCAATTAATTTGGCCGACATATCTTCATCAACAACATCATAAATTTCAGGTTGCGCCTGGGCCACATCATTAAGAAACTTCCACGTTGTTATGATGCCAGACGCAAGTTGGGCCTTCATCATTCTCGCGGCAGGTGTCAAATATTTAATGTCATAAACCTGTTCACCACGTAACATTGCCGCAGCTATATCAGGTGGGATCACTAAAACAGGTTCACCAAATAAAACAGAACGCTGGTGCTCTTCGCTAAAAGGCATAACCCCAAGATAACCGCGTTCCAGTAAACTGTTAAAACAATAATGAATGAGCGGGCTAAACACTTCGTTAATCTGGCGCGCGAACAGAGAGTTCAAAACATAAGCCCGTAATTTCTGACGTTCGTTTACTTCAAACGCTGTCATCTCTGTTTCGTTATTTAAATCAAGCAAACGGTCAATCATAAAATGATCAGCCACCGATTGCTTTAATTCTTCAATACGATCTTTTGTTGGCTTCATGTCCCCAACAGTATTTAACGGAAATACCGGCGGTTGATTACCGATACGGCCACTGATGTTAAAGACAGTAATAGCACCAGCGGAAGTATCGATAGTGTTAGCACCAAGACGACCATCATCCAAAACCCCCAATGGAGGGTCCAATAACTTTTCAGTAGCGATAATTTCCATTTCTCGGATGGCGTTAAGTTCGAGTACATCCGGTAGAGCGTCCATGGCAAATGATCGTCCATATTTCTCCCTTATGTTTTTCATAAGACGGCCAACAAATACCGGCATACGTGAGTATCCTGACTCCCGTATTAAATGAATTTCCCCGAGTTCAATATATGTCGAACTGACCGGTAAATCAAAAACACTATATCCATCAGGGTCCCTGGTATAACGCGGTTCAATCGCATGAAGAACAATAATTTTAGTAAGTTTACCTTGGGCCCCATTATTAAAAGCATCCTGGGATTTGCGGGATAAATTCTCAATTCCAAATTCTAAAGCGGCATTTTCGATTGTCTCTTCACGTTCATAAAATACCCGATTCACAAAGCCATTTGGCCCCTCGTCAATTACCATCCGTTTGATGTCCCACGGCTGAAACAGAAACTTACAGTCGTCTGATACGTTGGGATCTGTTGGTTCAAAAGCACCCACCCCACAAGTACCAAAAAATACTTCATCTCGCATATACTCGCCCAAACATAAAGACAACCCGCACTCCACATGCGTCATGGCTTTATTGGTACGATAAGAAATTTCGTTAAAGAAATCTCTGTTAACTTTAGTATCGGGAATATTACGGGCTTTAACAATTTCAAAATTCTGTGACTCTTCGGGCCACAACATACCCAACAAAGCCCCGGCAGCCACGTTACCTGCCTTGGGGCCCGTCGAATCATAAAGATCCCGATTAAGAAAAACACCGGGGCTAAAATTCACCGTATAATCAGCCTTGCGGGTCATGAAGTATTCGGCCACAACCTGAAAGTGAATTAAGAAATTATAACGATCTTGTTTGTTTTGATTATAACGATCAACGGTCGTTTTAGCTTTAGTTTGATTATCTGGTCTAATCATTGCCGATTAATTTCCTTCTGCCGGTTGGGTCAATACCTTGCACTCCGGACGGGCTTGTTGAGATCAATGCCGCACGACCTAATTGATTAGATGAATTATTGATAGTTGGATCCCCAACAGTTTGACTTGCGTCCGGGGTCACACTAGAACTATTATTGGCGGCGGCTTTCTTTGCGGCGGCAGCTTGTTGAGCAGAACTAACAGCACCTACTACACCAGCCGTCACACCACCTGCAATGGCGGCCCCTGCGGCAATAGACATACCTGCTGTAATACCAGCACCCGTCACACCAGCGGCGGCACCGATAGAACCTAAGATTGCGGGTATAGCTGCAAACACTGGCATTAAACAAGCCTTTTGGTGTATTGATTTTCTAAAAAAGTAAAACCTTGTCGTTCGTAGTATTTTCCAAGATCGCAATAAGCTGGTTTATTTCCGACAATTAAAGCCTGGCAACCGATTCCAATGGCAATTACTTCAAACGCTTTTAAAAGTTCGGTGCCCTTAAATCCATTTTTAACATACCATACCAATTCCTGTAATGCAACATCTTCACTGAAAAAGATTTTTTGAAGCACACCTGCAATCACACCTTGTATCACACCATCGACTTCTAACACCAAAACAACCACATCGTTATTCTGTACCATCTGGTTGGTTGACCAGATAATCATTTCACGTGAAACCGAAAACTTATGATACAGCTGACTTAAATTAGCAAATTCTTCACCTAATTCCACCAGCCGCGGTATGTCAGCAGGTATAGCCCGCCGTATTAATTCACCCATCCCATTTTCACCGATGCCGATTTTGACGCTGTATTACCTAACTTCTCGCGGCGTTGAATACTTTTGACTTTAGAATGTTCATTACCATTTATGATTTTCACACGTTTACGCCGGTTCTCCAAATCACGCCGAACAGGATAAGCAAACGTCAGGATAGCTGCATCTTTGATATCGATCTTAGTTTTCTTGTCCGTTTCAATTTGTTCTTTTGGTATTGACTTTCGAAGCCCCGATGACGTTTTAACTTGAACCGGGGTTGCCACAGACTCTTTATGAAAGACATCATCGTCCGGTACGCGTACATCCCCACCGTTCACCCATTTTGCATATGTGTCATCCATCTCAGCACGTTTGTTTAGGTAAACAGTATCTTCTATCGGGCCATCATTAAAATCAACACCAAGCACAACATCCCCGTACCCAAGTTCAACAAGCCGATCAATAACACCATATCCATTGCCAATGTCCATGAAAACTTTTGTCGGCTCATTATGATTTATCATGTCAGCAATTGTGCCGACAAGCTCCATTGGTTTTTTACCTGTTATTGCGTAAGCTTTTTCAATCACCCGTCCGCGTCTGAAACAAACACCTGTACGCTTGGCCGCTTCGTTGGTATCGATACCGATAACCAGTGGCGCCCCGGGATCAGTAATGACAGACTTACGAGCAGCCATAAATGCAAAACTACTGACCAAAGAATCGCCTGACGAAATGAAAGCTTCTTCAATGTTGGCGGGGTATTCTTGCATGAAGCTTTTGACATCGCCTTTGAAAGCGCCTTCAATTTTGTTTCTACGCCAGTAGATTTGGGTCCACTCAAGTCCATATACACGGGCCAGGTTATCTTCTTCAACTGTCGGAACAAAATCATTAGGGACCTCTTTACGATATTCTACTTGCCAAAACCATGGGCTGAAAAATAATTCAAAATCGCCGCGGCCATTTTGTGCATCCATGCACATACGGTAAAACAAATCGTCCATTCCGTTGGCTGTCGATTCAATTATAACTTCGGTACCGGGCAAATCAGGTACCGATTGTAAAAGCCCTTTTGAGAAACCATCCCCGTCGGGGTAAAACGCCGCTTCGGAAGCATGAAGGTACTGTATGGTACCCCCACGTCCGACATTTTCGTTACCCGCAGTCCCCACAAAATATTCTGAGTTGATACCCGAGAATACCATTCTTCGACGGTTGGCAACATCTGTCTGCATCTTTGCTGCATCCGGGCAGTTCTTGTGATAACGTTCAACAATTTGGAAAAGTTTTTCGGTAGTGTCGGCTTCGTGAGAAAGGATGAAAGTTGCTTTGCCACTAAAACGAGTAGTATGATGATAAAATCTTCCGCCGACGTATGTACTGAAACCTTGTTGTCGGGCTTTAAGTATGAGCATCCGTACTTTTCCGATTTCAATTCGCTGGCGTTCGATTCTGGCATGAAGTTTCTCTTGAGAGTAATTTAAAATAAGCGGGCTAATTTCACCGGCTTTGGTACGGATCTTCAGATGATATTTACTATAAAATGGGAAATCCTGATCAAATCTCTGATTGATTTGAAGTTGCTGCTGTTGGGTCAACATCGATTATACCGCCCTCCGCACGTGCGACCATTTCCATAAACTCGGCGTAAGTACCTTGCACATTAAGATTTTTATTGACCTGTTCCGCTTTCCCCACCGTGCGATCCAGAACGCGGTCCATTGCACCCCCGTCGCCTTTTGCTGCTTGTTTCATCTGTTGCATGATGGCCACCTGCCCATAAGTTAAACCGACATACTCTGGTTCTAAAATCGGATCAGCGTCGTATGCCAAACACCATAGGGCTTTAAAATTACCTTTAACATCTTCTTTTTTTAAAGATGCTAAGTATTGGGCTGGATGAACGGCCAGACGCTGTTTACTCAAGCACGGGGTTGTCATTGACAAACTCCGGTAATGGTTCATCACTTAGAATTTCCGACGCTGCTGGAACCAATGTTGGTTGTTCTGATATAGGTTTTTCCACTTTGGGTTGGACTTGCTGTGTTGCTTTATGAGCGTTGATATCTATTACCGGGTCCGACGCTGTTGGAGGCAGATCATTGGCCAAGCGCAGGACATCGGCTTCTTTGGTGGCGATACCTTCTTTTGACGAGGTTGCTTCTTTTTCAGCCAAACGTTTTTCAGTGTACGCTGTTTGTACCATGTTGCGAATTGCAAATATATCTTTAGAGCCATGCTTGTATGGATCAATCATCAACTGGCGGAGAATACAAAAGTCGTGAAGTTCCAACAGATTCATCTCTTCGATGCCCATTTGAAGCACTTCACGATTTGGGGTGTATCCTACCAGTTTAATACCAACCAATTCATGGGTCCTAAAACGAATATAATCAGCGTATTTCTTTTTGAGCCGGGGTGATAAAAGATGCTTGCAGATATTTGACAGGGCAGCTTCTTGAGACGGCAATAGAAAAGTTTCTTCATAACCTTTTAATGATGGTGCCCCACCGTGATCATTTAGAGCCTGGTACTGTCCACGGACGGTTACTTGAAAACTTTTCTGTTGTGTGCTCATTGGGATGCTCCTTGATATTTTCTGTTGTGGTTTAAATAATGATCTGGCTTTAATATAATTATAAAAATCCTATATGTCAAATAAATTTTAAAATTTTTTTGTCTCCACCTACGCCGGCCACTGTGTTTATTTTTTCTGCTGTGTTTATTTTTTCTTCTGTGTTTATTTTTTCTGCTGTGTTTATTTTTTCTTCTGTGTTTATTTTTTCTGCTGTGTTTATTTTTTCTGCTGTGTTTATTTTTTCTGCTGTGTTTATTTTTCGCTGGTGGGGGGTCCTCTGTCGTAAAGAGACACCTTTAAAAGAATCCTCCATAACCACGTGGCTGTATATACGCGGGGTATACCCGTCATCGAAGAAATGTTTTTAGCCACCGGCCTATTGCTAAAACATTTGAAACAAAAAACCAGTGGAATAAACTATAGCAATTTGGTATATGATGGGCACGATGTATAACGCGGGGGCCAGCATAGACAGTACAAAGCGCACAAACAATATAATGCAGATGAAGGGCCACGGGGGGGCACCTCATACATCACACATAGTTTTCAACACTTGTAAACTCTCTCTGTATATATTACTATACTATAATAATAATAATAATAGTATAATGTATAAGGTTTGATCAGCTACTATATATGTAGTAGCAAACGGCGATTCCCGCATCATGGGTCATCATTATACATTTTCAACGTACTTAACATAACGTATAAATGATGAAAATGATATAAACCCATCAGCAGCATAAGTTACAACAAATGACCATCAGCAAAGAGTAGTAAAATAACAACATTGTAAGTACATAACTTATTTAATATAAGCATGTTATAAATACAACTTCCTATAATATTTGATAAAATAAAATTAAACAATAAAAACAGTGCCATCATTGGATTTATAATACTGCACATACTTTAAAAAAGAATTAAACTTTCACATCATAGATCATTGACCACATTCCGCCCGTCGCTATCACAACATAACAGCGTCGAGCCGTATCACAATATATGATGAACTACAATTCAATAAATATTAAAAATATATTAAACACACCAAAAGCCCGTCGACAACAACATTAAAAACATAATAAATATACTTGACATATAAAATACACATGGTATAATATAATTGAAAGTTGAGAAAGGTGGTAAAATATGACTGGATTACGTAACAGAGTGCTAAAAAGATTGGACAAAAAAGCCCGTAAAAACCAGGCTAAAATCATCAGATACACAAGGTCATTAATGCAAATATTAAAGAAAGCGAGGGTACAAAAATGATAAACAATAAAACGCTTAGAACCGAGTACAAAGCAATCAGACAAGCTCAAAAACAAAGCACAAGCAATAGTCATTGGATTATAGCGGGGCTCTTTATTATAGTAGGCTCCGCAACGTTTGCTTTAATTGTTCACGGTATTTGTCTGGTTATTGTTGCGGTTCATCAGTTAATTAAATAGGTCATCAAAGAAAGGCGGTTTTTATGAAAACAAAAATGGGTTATAATAGTACAACTAACCAAAAAATAAAGGAAAAGTTTGTAGAAAGAGAAGTTTTGACTTGTTTTAGTTATGAGATGGACCGCATTTTAAGTCAATCGCAAGAACACGCTTTAAAAAATGTACCCAATTATGATGATATTAACAACGGTTATGACAAAGTTTGTCCTAATTGCAACGAAATTATAAATTATGAAGGTCAAGGCAACTGCCCGGTATGCAACTCTGAAATATTAGATAAAGATATAGAACAACAGCCAAAAGAAATTTACGAATGGTGGATAGTCACTGAATTTCTTTATAAGAAATTGATTGCCTATGGTCAAGCTGGCCTCGAATGGGGCAACAATTACTATTGGGGCCGTGAAACGACCGGTCAAAGTATTTCTTTGGATCATGTAATTTCGATTATATGAGAAGAGATGGAAATACTGGACTGCCAAAAGTATTCATGGGCTAAAAAATGAAATTGCCAACATTGTACAAGCGCATCAAAATTAAAAAACCATTAACCGAAGCACAACAAGTTAAACAAAGCGGGAGGTTTTAAAATGTCAGACATTCAACCACTAAAACCATGGGATATTGACACTTTAACCTGTTATTTCTTATTCAAAGATGTGAAGCGGTCTATTAGATAAAATATATTAATACGGACTTTACATCCATATTAATAGAATTACCGACGGAGACTTGACAAATAAAAAAAGTATGATACTATAACGTACAATCAAAAAGAGGCGATAACCCCATGAAAATCACAAAAAAATGGCTTCAAGAAAAATCAGCTTGTTTAGAAGGCCTTAATTGGTTTTTAGATCAAAAAGAAACGGACTCTATTAAGGTTTTAAAAGCCTTAATGAAAGAAAATAAATACGTATGGGCCCATTGGACTATTGTTAGAATAATGACACGCCCGCAATATCTGCAATTTGCAATTTTTTCAGCAGAGCAAGTTATAGATATTTACGAAAAAAGATATCCGAACAATAAAGCACCAAGAGAAGCAATAGAAGCGGCTAAAGCGGTTTTATTAGATGATACACAAGTTAATCGTGATATTGCTTTGGTCAAACGTAAGGCCGCCTACGCCGCCGCCGCCGCCTACGCCGCCGCCGCCGCCTACGCCGCCGCCGCCGCCTACGCCGCCGACGCCGCCGCCGACGCCGCCGCCGCCTACGCCGCCGCCTACGCCGCCGACGCCGCCGCCGACGCCGCCGCCGCCGCCTACGCCGCCGCCTACGCCGTCGACGCCTACGCCGCCGACGCCGTCGACGCCGCCGCCCGTAAGAAAATGCAAATTAAAATATTAGAGTACGGTATTTCTTTATTAGAGAAAGAGAGTTAATATGTCTGAACAATTAACAGCACCAGAAGCAGCACAACTAATCGGTTGCTCTGTTTCGTTTATTCGAAAGAGTAAACAACAAGGCAAACTAGCTTATATAGCAATTGGTAATCGTTATACTTTCAATCGCCAAGATGTTTTAAACCTTGTAAAAAAGGTAGAACCCCACAACAATGACAATATCGACCTTGAATAAGATAACCGCAATCGAGTTTTATATCGAATGCGGTTATACTTTATTTAATTTAAATGGTAAAGTGCCGCCAAAAGATTTTCACTGGCGCCAAGCCGAATTTGACCCTTTTTTTGAATTAAAAGCTGGTCGAAACATTGGCGTGCAATTGTCAGAAACGGACTTAGTTATTGACGTTGATCCGCGCAATGGTGGCAATGAATCATTTATTGATTTGTGTTTGAATTTAGGTGAAAATTTTGAAACATTCAATGTTATAACCGGCTCCGGTGGTCAACATTATTATTTCAAAAAACCGGCCGATATTAAAATTCGTAAGAATTTAAAACAGTATAAGGGTATCGACTTTATTAGTGAAGGTGGTTATGTGGTTGGGGCCGCAAGCATACACCCTGAAACACACAAAGAGTATTTGTTTTCACCAGCAGCTATAACTAAAGCGCCAAAACAACTTTTAGAATTAATTGAAAAACAAGAAATAGTATTAAAGAAAGGCTCTGGTTACTATGTCAACGATAAACAAACCCAAGAAAGATTTATTAGTTACCTCAAAACTGCCCCTATCGCTATTGAAGGTGAAGCTGGCGATGCCACAACATTTAGCGTTGCGGCTTGCGGACGGGACTTTAGTCTCAGTCCAGATACCACATTTGACCTCTTATGCCGATTTTACAATGCTAATTGCCAACCGCCTTGGGCTGAAGATCAACTCAAACTTAAAGTCGATAATGTCTATAAGTACGCGTCAGGCCCAATCGGAAGTCAAAGTCCGGCCATCGCGTTCCCTAAAGAACCTTTTGAAATCTGGTCAGAAGAACATGATAAATACTTCCATAAAACAGAAGGTGGAAAAATAAAATTGGATCAGCATAATACGGCTTTGATGTTTGCTCCTACGTTTCCACTTGAAGGTTTACTTGCAACGGATTTATTTAGTCACAATATTACTTTTACACGTAAAGCGCCCTGGCACAAAACCAATGAGATTAAAAATTGGTCTGATGAAGATGCAACGCTATGTATTCAATGGCTTTCAACAAATAAGAAATATGAACCGAAAAAGCAAATGATGCACGATGCAGCCGTTGTGGCGGGTTATGAATACCAGTTTCACCCGGTCAAACAGTATTTTGAAAGTCTTGTTTGGGACGGTCATAAACGGGTTCATAATTGGATGCACACGTATTTAGGGGCTGTGGATGACCAATATACCAGAGCGGTCGGTTTAAAGACCCTTGTAGCGTGTGTTAAACGGATATATGAGCCAGGATGTAAATTTGATTACATTACTGTGCTTGAAGGTAATCAGGACACAGGCAAGTCTACCGCATGGCGTATATTGGCATCTAAACAGTGGTTTGGGGACACCCCGATTGATATCTCTAAAGAATGGTCAATTATGAAAACATTCGGTAAAATCATGTATGAATGGGCTGAAATGGAAACATACCGCAAAAGCGGTACCCAGGCTATGAAAGCCTTTCTTAGTTCGGATACCGATACTGTAAGGCTACCTTATAATAGAACAGTGCAGCCAATACCACGTCAAGGTATATTTGTAGGAACATTTAACCCTGAAGCGGATCGGGATATCGGGTGGCTGCATGATACCACCGGTAACCGCAGGTATTGGGTCGTTAGCACATCAGTAGCCGGAGAAATTCGTAATGATAAATTAGAACAAGTGCGTGATCAAATATGGGCCGAATCTAAAGCGTTGTATGATGCGGGCACACCTATTTATTTTGAAGATGCTAAAGTCATTCAACAAGCTAAAGAAGAACAAGCCATGCGTGTTGGTCGTGATGCGTGGCAAGACGCAATCGAAAGTTGGGTCAATGCACCGCACAATATTGATACTATTATTTTTACGGGTGATGAGATTTTTCGTAACTGTTTAGGTGGTAATCTAACCGGATATAAACGCATTGAAATGGCCCGCATTAGTTATATTATGCAGAATTTAGGCTGGCGTAAAGGTAATCACTATCACCCTACGCGTAAAGTAAATGCCAATGGGTATAGAAGGCCAATGTTGGAGGTTAGAGAATGATAGTTAAACTGATAATCCGTAGAGATTTTAAAGCAATTAGCATCTGGAACGAAGCTGGTGATCGTTTGTACTACTCCGATCAAGCTAAAGATATTGAAGAAGCAAAGAAACTTTTGACGGTAATACGTAAAAAAACCGATAAAGAAATTGCGGCTGAAGCCATGGGTGAAGTCTTACCAATGGGGTCACTGATGGTTCAACGTATGCACGGTTATTTTAATGCGTATTGGTTAAAAAAAGTTGTTCAACTTGTAAAAAGGGCCGAAGGGTACAATTGGTGATATATGGATCTCCCAAAAATACCAAAAATTGATAGTTTTGTTCCGAGTAAAGCAGATATGAACCATTGTCCGTTGTGCTTGGGTAAATTTACCATGTATGAAGAACCCGGACGGGACGGACGGGTTTATTTTTGCTGTGTTAAACCTAAATGTATGATTTCAATTTGGGTGCGGGACCCGATGCTTGGCCGTTGGGGTATTGTCGAATCAGAGAAATGTCCGGTTTGTAGCGAGCCAAAGATGCGGTTGTTTTTTAGGTCTGATGAATATATTAAGATGCAATGTGCTAAGTGTGGTTGCACTGTAGAGAACGTAGACAATGATAAGCACGCGGCGCTGATGAAAGCAGAAGAAGAAAAAGGTCAGCGTAAGATGTTTAAACCATTACCACCAGCGGAACCGAGTCAATAATGGATCTCTCGATACTTGATAAAATCAGAAATCTTAATGGTGAACCGATGATGCAATTTCAAAAGGATTCGGTTAAGAAGATGTTAACACGCAAACATAATCTTCTTGCTGACGAGCCGGGTTTAGGCAAAAGTCTCCAAGCTATAGCTTTATGGGAAGTATTAGGATTAAGAAAAATTTTAGTCATAACCAAAGCATCATTAAAAATAGGTTTTTTAAAACATATCGAAAACTGGCAATATTCTAAACGGGTAATTCAGATTATTGATAAGAAAACAGATTTTGTGACAGATTTAGCTGAAATTGTGATTGTGAATTACGATATTGTTAGCCATAGCTACTTACATCAACAATTGCGAGGTATAAAATGGAATTTAATAGTGGCAGACGAAGCCCACGCTCTAAAAAATATGACGGCAAAACGTACAGCGGCCGTGCTCTCAAAGAACGGTTTAGTGAGATGTGCATCGCGTTCTCTTATGATGACTGGAACGCCCATTCTCAATCGCCCGATAGAACTTTATCCAATGCTGAAAGTTTTGGCACCAATAGTGATAGCACCGTACTCTGATTACTGGAAGTTTGGTAAACGATATTGTGATGGGTATCAAGATGGTTTTAGTTTTAATGTCAGTGGGGCATCAAACACAGCGGAATTAAATAAAAAGTTACGTGAACATTACATGATTAGGAGGCTCACCCATGAAGTGGAAGTCCAATTACCCAAAAAGCGATACGAGATGGTTTTTATTGACAGTGACCCCGGCGTCCAAACCAAATTACGCACACTTGATCGTGCAACTCGCCAAGACTTTAAACATCAAAGCCTTGAACTTGACGGCGGAGGGCTTGCAACGTTACGTCGGGAAATTGCTGAAAGTAAAGTCCAACAGACGATTGAAACGATCAAAGAGTACGTTGAGTCATGCGACAAACTTGTCATATTTGCCTACCACCACAGTGTCATCAAAAAGCTCGAAGAAGCCCTCGGAGAAATGGGGACCATCACCCTTACTGGCAATACTCCCAATATTAAAAGACAGGAACTTATCGAGACGTTCAAAACTGATAAAAATAAAAGAGTCTTTATTGGACAAATCGACGCCGCCGGCGAAGGTATCGACGGACTACAAGAAGCTTGCAATAACGTCTTGTTTGTCGAATGGTCGTGGGTGCCAGGCAGTATAGAACAAGCATGTAAACGGTTGCATAGAATCGGTCAAACAAAGCCATGTCTATTTCGATTTTTAGTTTGGGCAGACAGTATAGAAGAGCATATGATGCGGGTTGCGTTGGATAAAGTAAAAGTAATTCGTGAGATTTTAAAATAAAGTGGAGGTCTTGCGACCCCCACCATATTTACAGTTCGTTGATCTTTTTTTCCAAAGCGTCAATAATATTATGGGTCAACTGATAGTTTCTGTTAGCTATAGCACTTTTCAATTGAGCCACAATGGTGCGTAAATCATTGACATTTTGAACCACGTTACGTGCATTACCGAAACGATTACGATCAAAAGTTGTTTTATTCTGTTCATTGTAATGTTCATTTGATTCATCGTATGGGTGAAAAATGTTATCACGATCCATATAACCGTGAATCTGTTCGCCGTCAGCACCTTGTTTAACAGCTGGGCGATTGCCATCATAAACTAATGGCTGATTACCAGCGTAGGCCCGGTTAACGTTAGAATCATTGTTAATTGGTTGATTACCCCATTTAACTACAGGTCTATTACGATTTGAATTGTCCATGGTAGTACCTCCTATTAAGGGTTGTTTAAATTGGGATAAAGCATCAGAAATAACAAAACGTGAATTTCTTTCAATGTCTAAAATGGTTATTAATAAAGGCTACCGCAAGTACCAGCCAGAAATTAGTCACAAATGCCAAGTATGTGACAAAAAAGGAATAGTTGACCAGAAGGTAAATGGCTGGCGTTGTATGGATCAGATGAGAAACTGTTGCATGAAATAAGCATTGAAATATGCTCTAAACTTAGTTATCCAAATCCAGAGGTTAGCGAGTTGGATAATAAAACCATGAAAAAAGAAAGCATAGGATTCTTCATAGAATTTCATCATCCAGACTGCAATTATAATAAAAAATATACAAATACTTGCACCTGTGGTTTAAATGATAATTTGATTTATTTTTGTAATAAATTTGGGGGGCATGAATAAGTCTAAAAAGACAAAGGTTAGCGTGGAGGATATTATAAAAATTATAGATGAAAATTATTATCATAATAGTTCATACCCATCATATGAGGGTCGTAATTTAAGATCAGCGACTGCCATCCACCGTTTACTCTCCACGAAAGGGGAAAAGAAATGAAGAAATATAAGATCATTTATGCTGACCCTCCCTGGCCTATAAAGATTATTCCAAGACAGGTTAGACCAAAACAACTTGATATGCCGTATAAAATTATGAGCTTAGAAGATATTTGCAATTTGTCAATTCAATCAATAGTTGATGAAAAAGAATGTTCCTTATTTTTATGGACAACGCATAAATATCTACCAAAAGCATTTGAAGTTATGGATCGATGGGGATTTTCGTATAACTGCACAATTACTTGGAATAAAACCTATGGGTTTACACCTTTTAGTTTTATGTGGTCAACCGAGTTTTTGCTTTATGGACAGCTAAAAAACAAATGGGTTAGACAGCCAGGAGTAGGAAAGTTTAAGACTTGTTTTGAGCATAAACCATTAGGTCATAGTGTTAAGCCATCATTATTTCGTGAAATAATTAAAGGATTCTGTGGAGATAAGCCACGTATTGAATTATTTGCTCGTAAAGATGATTTATTGTTTGATAAGTTTGAAGGATGGGATGTATGGGGCAACGAGGTCGATAGTGATATTATTTTATAATTAGCCCACCGCCTAATCAGGATGGGGAGAAGAGAGGAGAAAAATGAAATGAGCGCAGAAGAAATGAAACCATGTACAGATGAATGGCATTTAGGATGGGCTGGATTAGTTGACAAATATGGCAGGGAAGAGGCTGAAAAGAGATTTAAACCAACGAGAAGTTGTCTTCAATGTGGGGATAGAAGGGATTACGGCGATTAATATGCAAGACCTAACTCACGCCCTCAAACAAATAATAAAAATCTCCATCATAGCAATCGTATTCATATTGTTGATGATAATTGTGATGAAAGGAATATAACTATGCAGAGTAATATACCTCCCATTTATATTGTTGATCCAGCCCGTACCTATGACCATTTTAAAACCTTTAAAACACGTCAAGAAGCGGTTGATTTTATTAAAGAGCGCGGTGGGGGAATGTTAATCGAAGATCCTGTAAGGCACAACTTCCTGGTTATCCATGTCCCTATTAAAGCTAATGAAGTGGTTAAAACACAGGTAATTAAATGAACCTTAAACTCCTACTCCCCCTACTCGCATTATCAATCTTTTACGTCTCTATAGCTTCAATGGCCGGAATGGTAGGATACGGTCAATATGACTTCTCAATGGACTCACACTGGAATGAAAGAGTACCTGTCTTCTATTCAATACAACATGGTGTAGATTGGGTTAGAAGTCTAAGCATTACAGATAAAGAGAAAGCTATTAGCAAGGTACATGGTCGTATCAATGCCTTAAGATTATTACTAAAAAGCAGAGACTCTGAGTTTACAAAGAGACAGCTTTATTACGTTTCACTCGTTCTAGGTCTGCTTGAATACTATAAAGATAATCCAGATGCAGCCATGATTTACGTAATCCCTGCATTCAAATCAGAAGATGACGCTATCCGATATGCTACCAAGGCTAAGTGGATTGAGCCTCTCTTACAGCAGATGATAGCCCACAGAGACATGTTGCGGATTAATTCTGATGATCCAAGCGTAGGTTGGTTACTTAAGCACCAATCCCCCATAGGTAATATTTACTACGAGCAATGGAAGTATGTGGATATCGCAGTGCGTATTATGATAAATTTTAAGAAAAAAGGCATTAAAGGGGATCAATCTATGGTTGGGAGTAGTATTTATGCAGGTTCATATCCAATAAGGAGTGTAAAATGAAACCAGTTATTGCGTATACAGTATTTATCGTATCATTCTTTATGTTATGTTCTGTAATTTTAGGCAGACAAATCATTAAGAAAAATAAGGTTCCACCATTTACTGATGAAAATTGTATCCAGGCCATTGTCGGAGAGTACGCCGCTGAAGATGATTATTATGGTATGAAATTACTGGCACACGCTATCCGCAATAGAAAAACCCTTAAAGGTGTTAATGGTTTTTATGCTAAACACGTTAAGTCAGAATCTAAAATAGTTTGGGAAAACGCATCTTTAGCATGGTTTGATTCACTTAATGAGTGGGACCCCTTATCAGGTGCTAATGAATGGCGAAGTACCGTTGATGTAATGCAGTATGGTCAACCAAGTGGGTTTGCATTAGTAAAAATATGTAATGGCACTTTTTATTATAAACCGCTGAAATAGTTCAGCACAAAACGGAGGTAACACCATGAGTATAGACGTAGATTTAAACCGCATTGCAACAGCATTAGAAGAAATTGTTAAAATTGGTAAAGGTGGTGGTATGTTTACAGGTAATACTGGTAATCCATTACCACCAGTTGCTACACCAAAAACTACCAAAGCAGCCAAAGAAACACCAGCACCAGTGGCTGAACCAGAAGTTGATCCATTTTCTCAAACAACAGATGCGGCTGAACCCATAGTGAACTTCGAAAGTTTAACGGATCTGTTAAAACTGCACGCCAAGAAATTAGGTACCAAGGTGACAGTGGCCTTGATTATCAAACACGGTGCTGATCGTACCACACCAAAGATGAACACCATACCTGAAGCTAATTTCAAAACTTGCTTTGAAGAGGCTAGTGCTGATCTTAAAAAAGTGGAAGGTAAAAAATAAAATATTTTAGAAATCCAAAGCCTAAATCGAATTGGCAAGAGTAGAGATAGGTGAAATAACGTTCCGAAAGGCCGACCGGAAACGAAATGGTTGAAATAAGAAGGCCCGGCCATTTTTAATTGAAAGGATATTATGAGAAAAACTTCTATCGCACCACAGCACAGTCATATAGGGGCTTCAACGTGCGAACGCTGGTGGAACTGCCCCGGCAGCGTAGCGCTGGTTGCACAATGCCCGCCACAGCCACCATCGAAATATGCCGATGAAGGTACCGTTGCCCATTTAATTGGTGAATGGTGCCTACGTACCGGGCGGGATGCGGCTGAATTTGTTGGCCGTCGTGCGGTACAGATTATCACTAAAGAAAGTCAATGGCGGTTCGAATTTAAAGAGGACATCCATCTTTTCAAAGGTGCTCAATTAACCAGTAATGTAATTGAAGTCACCGATGAAATGGCAGAAGCCGTACAGATGTACCTTGATACCATAAGGTTTGATATGGCAAAATATAATCTCGGCGTAGACGAGATCAAAATTGAACACCGGTTTCATTTGACCCATATTGATCAAGACGCTTATGGTACAAATGATTGCAACTTACCGGTGTTCTTAGATAAGGTGATTGTATATGACTACAAACACGGGCAGGGTGTTGCAGTTGATGCAGAAGAAAATAAGCAACTCATGTACTATGCTCTTGGAGCTATGGAACTCGGAGACTACGATACCATTGAAGTGGTCATTGTGCAGCCCCGAGCCGTCCATAAAGATGGTCCAATTAGGCGATGGACGCTTTCAGTTCGTGATCTTAATGACTTTGGAACCGAACTTAGAGAACGAATTGCAATCACTAGGTCGCCAGACGCAGAGTTAAACGCTGGCCCCTGGTGTAAAAAGACCTTCTGTCCAGCCATGGCAACATGCCCCGCAATCCGGGGCCAAGTAGCAACGGAAGCAACTCTTGTGTTTGATAAACCAGTGACCAGCTTACACAAACCAGAGAGTTTAAGTCCAGAAATGCTTAAACGTATTCTCGATGGTATGCCAATGGCTGAAGCGTGGCTCAGTGCAGTATGGGCTTACGCTGAAACTAAAGCCAATAATGGCGAAATTATTTTAGGCTATAAATTGGTTCAAGGTCGCGAGGGAAACCGCAAGTGGGTTGATGAAGAAGCCGCTAAAGCCACATTACCTTGGGATAAAGTAATGGAACAAAACTTACTTTCTCCGGCCAAAGCGGAAAAAGCTTTAGGTAAAGAAGGTAAAAAAATTGTAGAATCATTAACCACACGCTCTGAAGGTAAAATTATCATGGTACCAGAGAGCGATCCGAGAGAGGGGGTGCAACCTAACGCCACACAAGTATTCATTGAACCAGAGCAAGATATTTTTAATTAAATACGACAAATTACGGAGGCATACGATGGCACAACCAAAAGCACCAAGACCTGATTTTGAAACAAGAATTATCACACCAACATTTCGTTTAAGTTACCCACACTTGTTCGAAACGCATTACAACGAATTAGGCAAACGGGATCAGTACGATCTTGTTATGTTATTCGATAAGAAGAACAAAGCTGAACTGAAAGATATGTATGATCTGATGGCCCAAGTTGCTAAATTCCGTTTTGGTGCCAACACCAAGAGCTTAAAAAATCCATTCAAGGATGGTGATACAGCCGTTAACCAAGCGGGTGAATTGATCAAAGACAAGAACCCAAGCTATGAAGGTATGATGGTTTTGAGTTCATGGTCTAAGAATCAACCTGGTGTAGTGAGTCAAAAGAACCAGATTATTCTAGACCACGATGAAGTTTACGGCGGTTGTTATTGTAAAGCCCAGCTTAACTGTTATGCCTACGAAACCGGCGGCAATCGTGGTGTTACATTTGGTCTTTTGCATGTGCAGAAAATCAAAGACGGTGATCCGTTTGGGTCACGTACACGACCGGAGGACGCCTTTGCACCAATCAGCGGCGGTGAAAGTGCTGCCGAAGATGTGCAAGATGATAACGGTATGTTTAGTTCGTGAAACTAAAAGGTAGAGTAGATATTGAATTTTATAAAACAATAAAGGGAGGGTTTTGTATGGACGAAATTGAATATCCTTTAGTAGTACCAACACAAGGTATTGGTGAATCTGTCGCTGAACAAGAGGCCCCGATGACTACGTTGGCTCGGGAACGTATGATTGAAATCATTGCTAATAATAAATTAGTTATGAAAGATTGTACTCGGATTCTTGAACTCTTAAATGCTGATCCTTCATTAGATCCGTCATTTTGTCGGATCTTTGGTATCAGTCCGCGGGGTTCTGTTAAAGACGTAAGTCGTTAAATCAGGGTAAGCTAGACGGTGTGGGGTAACGTGGGGTTACTCACTTCATGCGCGTCTAGGGTGCAGCGTCTAGCGCCCTTTTTGAGAGGCATAACCAATGATACATTTAGATTTTGAATCCCGCAGTCACTGTGACATCTGGTCATCAGGTGCATGGGTATATTCTCAACATCCGACAACAGAAATTTTATGTCTTGCTTATGCAATAGATGAAGGACCCGTTCAGATCGTGACACGCGATCAATTTATTAATATTATTCATTTTGGGATTCCCTGCCAAGACTTGATACAAGCCATCCAAGACGGATCGCTTTTATGTGCCCATAATGCGTTATTTGAGCAAAGCATTTGGCGTAACATTCTTGTCCCCGTGTACGGGTTTCCCCGGGTCCCCATCAATCGTTTCAGATGTACGATGGCTAAAGCACTCGCCAGAAGCCTCCCTAGGTCATTAAAAGACGTTGGCCGGGCACTTAATGCGCCTATTCTCAAAAGCGATGAAGGCTACCGTACAATGATCAAGCTTTGTAAACCAAAGCCTGATGGTAGCTGGTATGAATCGGAAGAGGACATGCTCAAGCTTTATGATTACTGTATCCAAGACGTTGAAGCCGAACGCTGTATTGACCAGATGTTGCCTGATCTAACCCCAACTGAACAGAATATCTGGTTTCTTGATCAGTTGATTAATATGAGAGGTATCTATGTCGATACAGATGCGATTCAAAAGGCTATTAGCATATCTGAGTCTTATGCTAAAAGTGTCAAGACCATTGTGGAAGATGTATCAGCAGGTAAATTGGACGGAGTCTCAAGACGAATGGCAGTGTTGGAATGGTGCCGTAATCAGGGTGTCGCTATCAATGGATATACTAAATCAGACGTCAAGATCACACTCGAAGACCTAAACCTCCCCGAAGCTGTCAGAACCGTGCTCGAAGCCAAACTCCAACTTGGGAAAACAAGCGTTACTAAATACCAAACCATGATCGACAGTTGCTCCGAAGACAACCGTATTAGGGACTTATTCATATACCACGGAGCATCCACAGGGAGATGGGCTGGGAAATTAATTCAGATCCAGAATTTGCCTAAAGGATCGGTTAAAGATACCGACACAGCTATTCAAATTATGAAACAGTCAACACCAGCGGAATTTGAGATCTTTTACCCTAATGTGATGGATGCTCTATCAAGTTGTATCCGGGGTATGATCATTGCCGCCCCCGGCCATCAACTGATGGTGGCTGATTATGCGGCAATTGAAGCGCGGGTTGTCATGTGGCTCGCCGAGGAACAATATGGACTCAAACAATTCAGAGAGTTCGACGCCGGAATTGGAGAAGAACCCTATATTATCATGGCACAAAATATATATAACAGGGTTGATATTCCCAAGAAGGGAACCGAACGCCAATTGGGAAAAACCGCGATCCTTGGTTGTGGTTTCGGAATGGGAGATGTTAAGTTCCTTAGCACTTGCCATGCATGGGGTATACCAATCCCTGCCGACCTCGCGAAAAAAGCTGTTGAGACTTATCGAAGTATATATCCGCGCGTACGAACTTCTTGGTTTGCACAGGAAGCAGCCGCTATTCGGGCCGTGCAAACTTCCGAAAGTGTTGATTGCGGACGCGTACAATGGCAATCATCTGGTGATGCTCTCTTATGTAGATTACCCAGTGGACGTTCTCTTGTATATAATTCTCCTACCTTAGAATACGTTAAAACACCATGGGGTGAGAGTAAACTGGCATTACATTTTATGGGTGTTAATGGGGTCACAAAAAAATGGGAAAGGGAACATACCTATGGCGGTAAAATTGTTGAAAACATTACACAAGCAGTCGCCCGAGACATTATGGCGTATGCAATGTTTAAGGCTGAAAAAAGTGGGTATCCGGTTGCTTTCTCAGTCCACGACGAGATTGTGTCCGAAGTGCCGGATGGATTTGGTTCTATTAGTGAATTCGAAAAAATACTATGTACTTTGCCAGTGTGGGCTAAAGATTGTCCCATCACAGCTAAAGGTTTCATAACTAAAAGGTATAGAAAGGACTGAAAGTATGGCAGCCAATTATATGATCAGGGTCAGATGTTGTAATTGTGGGGTCTTTGAAGATCGCGTTATTGTTTTTGGGACCGAAGTCGGTCAGGAATACTGTAATAATTGTGGGTGTAAATCACTAAGAAAAGCGACTGCGGAGACTAAAATATGATAAAACGTACAACCGTTCGTCGAGCAAGAATGACAGGATACCAAAAGAAAAACCGCAGAGTTAAAGGTAACATCTACCTGAATAGAAAATGGGTAGGTAAAAGAGTCGCAATAGTTTTATATCAAGACCTTTTACAAATGAACCGCGAAATCCGAACACTCAAACGTGTCATAGCATTAATCAAGAGGTTAACCAAATGAACATTCTCGCACTTGATTTAGGACAAAATTGCGGATGGGCCATGTCTGTTGTGGGTAAAATACAAAGTGGTGTTTGGTCGCTAAAACCAACCAGGTTTGATAGCCATGGGGTACGGTTTCTAACCTTCAAACGCCATCTTGAATTTGAAATCGTTATAGGTAGTGTTGATAAAATTTTTTTCGAATCTGTACGTAAACATATCGGTACAGATGCAGCCCATGCCTATGGGGGCTATGTAGCTATTGTTCAATCAGTTTGCTTGGATAATGGTATTCCGTATGAGGGCGTGCCCGTACAGACAATCAAGAAGCACGCAACGGGTAAGGGAAACGCGGATAAACAACAGATGGTTGATGCGGCAATTAAGCAGTTTAAAAATATTAATATTATCGACGATAACCACGCTGATGCTTTATGGTTACTCGATTATGCTTTGACCCTTTCTTAATTTTACCTGACAATATGCGAAAAAACAAATTAAAATTCCAATTGTTTGTAACATTCTCTCAGGAAAATGCACCTCCATATCAATTAGAATCATGGCCAGTCCGGTTAGACAAACTATTTCGCGTGCCCTCCACAGTCTATAGGCAAGGCCCACCACCAACATCAGCAGAAATAAGGCAAAAGGATACCCCATTTCGAATACAATCTGTATTAGCCAATTATGAGCCGTTCGATATGGGGTATCATAATATAGAGGATGGTAAAACGAAGAGAATAATAACTTGTACGTCCCTGCCCCCCACCCTACCCACGGATGATAGTTTGCCCACTTAAGTGATTGCATCCAAATAGTCCACCGGCCATCAGGGGCCATGGTATTAGCCGAAATCTTATGTGTAGTTAAAGCATAAACGGATACAATAATAATTCCGCAAATTAAAAATATTCCCGCCAGTGTTTTATATCTTGAATTTAATATCATAAAAACACCAATAGCCGCCGTCAACAGTGTCCACGACGAGTTACAAAAGAAAGCAATGACAAACGGAAATATTAAGTTGCACAAAGAGAATGGTAATAAGACTGCACTCAAGACAATACTCATACTACCCATCTGCATATGAGGCCCTATAATACCATAGGTATTCAAATTAGATCCAAGGCCAAAATTTAACAAGCTGTCCCGACCTATCATCTGCATACCAACAACGATCACATTTAAAAACAATAGGGTTTGGAACGCTTTAAATATAACCGACCAATCTTCAATATGCGTACATAGTATATACAGATAGCAACAAACAACTATCGAAAAATAGGAAGTAAATGCGATCAATGGGGATCCGCAAAGAAAACAAAGTGCGAAAGACCATAAAGCAATTACTTTTACAAACCATTCAGTTTTAATAAAGATGGTGTAGAACCCCGCGAATCCTGTGATCAAAACAATCAAATACCATGCGTCATTTTCAGGTCGGGCTAAAAAGAAATTGATTGGTGGGATTAAAGCTAAAAAGATTAGAAAAGGGAACACTAAATATGGGGTTATCTTTTTCATAATAAAAATGGGGACAAGTCTTACGACTCATCCCCATCTATTCCAGTTGATACCTGTTTTAACTTGCAGATTGAGTAATGGTAATTGAACTCGCAGCACCATTGTCATAAGAAAGAATAACCCAACCAACTACACTATCAACATAATGTAACACAACTATATCTTTGACCGCGGACAATTTAATACTAGCAAATCCTGTTGAAGTAGTGGGTGTGATAGTTGCTGAACCACCGGATGCTGTGGATGATAGAGGCCCAACCTGGCTAACGTATAAAGTCAATATTTGCCCCGGCACACCATTAGCTATAGTTTTAGCCGCATAAAGTGGATCTGCGACTAAAGGAATTGTCATCCGAACAAAATCAAAACCAACCGGAATAGCATTGGTTGTGGACGCCATTGATGTTGCCCCACCATTGGCAACACCTGTTGCGAACATAGTTGAACCGACAACAGGTATAGCCCTAGTCATTCCAGTGATAGTGCTGATGTCTGATCCGGTTTGAGCTTTAAAATCTATATTTGTAAATGGGCCGCATTTTGTAGAATCACCATTGACTTTACAACCAATATCTGCGAAAGCCTGTGAGGTCAAAGCAAGAAACATTAACGCTGTGAGAAATTTTTTCATGGATGGCTCCTATAAGTTAAATTCAAATCATTACCTTTATTCTAAAACCTCACAGAGTATTGTCAACGTAATTATTATATTTTTTAGAGAGGCTGCCTTTCGACAGCCCCTCTAAAAAAATTTATTTTGATGCGGTGAGTTGTGCAGGTGTAACAGGTGTGCCAGATGCCAAAGCATTAGCCAATGCTGTATCATTGGATGTCATTGTGTCAAAAAGACTGTTCATTTTGACTTGTACATCAGGTGGAATCGATACACCGGATAACGCTTTTGCTAATTCCACTTGCAAAGCAGCGACGGCAGATTGAATACTACCGATGACTGTTGTTTCATTTGTTGCATCCGCTAATAATTGATCGATGTTTACGTCTGCCATTTTGATCTCCTTTGTTAGTAAATCGATTTTCTTTTCGATTCGGTTTAGTTGATTTCTTAATTCCCAAGGCCACATAATTGACCTCCCTTTATGAAACACGCGGACCATTAATATGTCCGCCTACATTCCCTAGTACCCCGAAGGATTGTAAAAGCCAAAGTATGATCAAGATTACTGCGACAATTCGAAGCAACTGTTTCAAACCGGCGTCCATTGGAATATACGTTTCGGCCAACCACACCAGAAACCCCATCCCTACAATTACCATTAACGCATAAAATATTTGCATTTTTATTCTCCTTTTCCAAAATTAAAAGCATCTTCTCCACTATCTTCAAAATCAAAAGGTTTCATATTTTCACCTCCTTATTGAATAATAACGAAAGTGTCAAATTAAGTCAATGATACCAAGGTACTATTTTCTGACTTTTATCCACTAATTACAAGACCGGTATCTAAACTCCATCGGCAAAACTGGTTAAACGGGGGTTTATATAAAAGGGTATCGTCATACAATAATTCGGGATTTATTTCCGCAGGTAATAAATTAATTAATACTTGATCGGGCTTTGGTAAATAGGGGCATGCGTTTACCATATGTCTTAGAACGTCCACCGAACAATATCGAAGCCCCGGTGTATGTATCCAAGGTAAACCTACGGCCTGGCTAA